AAGCTGGGGCATGATGGTCCCCCGCCCGACCTCGTTCGAGGAACTGGACGCCGCCCGTCAGGCGGAGGAAAAAGCCGAGGAGGTCCGGAAGGTCACCTGGGACACCCAGGACCTGGTCTACAACATCCTGCACGACTATGAACTCGAGGCGACCGAAAAAGCCGATCGCATCATGGATGTCGCCGATGGTTTTGCCGAACGGGTCAACACCATGATGATGTCCTCCGAGGACATGCAGAAGGATGTCGAGATCTGGCAGATCGAAGCCATCCTGGCAACCTACCAGCGGACCTTGAACCCGATCCAGAAGGCGCAGGACTGGGCCGTCGATCAGATCCTCAAGCGGGAACTATCCTACAAGGCGCGCAAGCGACTGCAAGACTCCGATTTTGCCCTGCCAGGCAAGCGCAAGTATCCCATCCACGACAAGGCGCACGTCCGCAATGCCCTGGCAAGGGCCGCGCAACAAATGGCACGCGGCGGGGAAGCGGCGGCGGATGCCAAGGCGGCCATGCCCAAGATCCGGGCGGCGGCCAAGAAGTTCGGGATCGAGGTCTCCAAGTCCTCCATCCTGATCGAGAAGGATGCCAAAGGTGACTGGCGCTGGATCGGGCGACCGAGCAACAATTTCCTGGACCGCCAGGGCGACATCATGACCAAGGCTGCCCATGAGGAGTATGTCGAATTCCTGAATGCCAGCCCCGAGATGGCCCCCACCCTGCTGACCTGGCACATCCCCGGCACGGCCCGGCAGAACAAGGCTGATGCCTGGATGGAACACGACGGGATGCTGATCATGAGCGGGAAGCTAACCGAACCGGAAGCGGCCGCCCTGCTGAAACAGCAGACCCAATATGACATCGGCATGAGCGTTCAGGGTTCAGCTATACGAAATCCGGATAACCCGCAGTATATTGACCATTATTGGCTGGTTGAAAATTCGGATCTGCCGCTCGGGTATGCGGCCAATCCGTTCACAAGTTTGGAAACCATGACGAAGGAGGCTGGCATGAATCTTGATGAGAAAGTGAAATACCTCGCAACGTACATGGGAAGCGAAGAGGAGGCGCGTGCCTTCCTCCAAAAGACCGAGCAGACCCAGAAGACCCTGGCCGAGGCCGGTCTGACATCCAAGGCGGTGGAAAAAGAGGAACCGCAGGCGGTGGAAGAACCCACCGTTCCGGACCCCGAACCGGCGCCGGATGCCGATGCCCTCGTCAAACAGATCGCCGAGCGCGTGGGCGAGCAGTTTGACATGGATGGTTTGAATGCGTTCGTGGCCAAGGCGCAGGAAGCCCTCGATAAGGTCCCGCTTTTGGAAGCTGCCCTGCAGAAGATCCAAAAGGAAAAGGACGATGAACTGGTGGAGATGTTGACCCCCCCGCTGACCAAGAAATTCGCCTGGTCGCAGGAGGCACGTCCCAGCACCCGGGAGGATACCCTCCTAAAAGATACCAAAGAGGACGAGAAGATCAAGAAAGCGAATCCCCAGGTGCCTGAAGATGCCTGGCTCTCGCAGGTGACCGGAACCGTCCCAGTTCAGGAGGTGTGATAATGTTCGCACAACCCAACACGCAAGCAGCCAATCCCCTGACCGATGCGATCACCCAGCTGATCGCCACCGAGATCAAGAAAGCCACCGGTGCCCCACAAGGCCCGTATGTCCACGGTCCTGGCGGATTGTTCGGCATCCGCGGTCTGGAACGCGGCGTCATTTCGACCCACATCCAGATCGTCTCGAGCCTGGGCACCCAGGTCCCGATGATGTCCTCGATCGACGAACAGCCCTTATTCCCCTATATCACCGGATTTTTACGCTCGGATACGCAGGAAAAGAACGCTATCTGTGACGACCCGGAAGAGGCTGGCAACTTCAAGACCTGCGTCCAGACCACCGTCTTTGGACGCAAGGAATTCAAGACCCGTGAGCTCGAGGTCAACCGCATCGGGCAAAGATTGAACCGCGGCGAATTCCTGGATCTCGAGGTCGAGAACAGCCCGCTGGTCAACCAGATGGGCGGACTCCTGCAGGGCATGTTCAGCGGTCTCGGCAACCAGCAGGCACTCCTGGGCGGGCGCGAGATGATGCTGCGCATCCTTGAGGTCGCGGTCGCCTTCGAACGCTGGCTGTGCCCGCAGGTCTTTACCGGCAACCCGAGCAATTCATCGGCGGGCGGCGGGTACAAGGAATTCCCCGGGCTGGATCTCCTGATCGGCACCAACAAGATCGACGCCCTGAGCGGGCAGGCCTGCCCGTCGCTGTACAGCGATGTCAAGAGCTTCGGCTACCGCCAGGTGGATAGTTCCGTGGACCCGGATATCGTCAAGGTCATCACGACCATGATGCGTATCCTGAAACGCAAGGCCGTCCAGCAGAACCTGGCCCCGGTCGATATCCGCATCGTCATGCGCGAAGACCTGTTCTATCATCTGACCGAGATCTGGCCGTGCCGCTACATCACCTACCGCTGTGACAACATTGACGGCGCCAATATCGATCCGGTTGGATCCTTCTCCGTCGAGACCATGTACCAGATGAAGGTCGACATGCGCAACGGCCAGTATTTGATGGTCGATGGGATGCGTGTACCCGTCATCTTCGACGACTGCATCACCGAGGAGAACCAGGCCGACAATGCCGCCATCCCGATCGGCGGTTTCGCCAGTGACATTTATTTCATCCCGTTCACGGCGCGCGGCGGCACCTTGCGGACCTTCTACTGGGAGTACAAGGACTACCGCAACAGTGTCATCCCCGACATCCAGCTGGCGAACGCCGGACAGTTCTTCTGGAGCGATTCCGGTGCCTTCCTGTGGGGCGTCAAGCCTCCGGTTAACTGGTGTCTGGACCTGATCGCCAAGATCGAACCCCGGCTGATCCTGCGGACGCCGCAGCTGGCTGGCCGCCTGACCGATGTGGTCTACGTGCCATTGCAGCACACGGATGATCCGTTACCGAGCCAGGATTACTGGGTCAATGGTGGTGTCCCGACCGGACGCCCGGCACCCAGCCCATTCTCTGAATGGAACCCCGGCGGACCTGGTTTCAATAACTAGGCTGACCCTCCAAATTCGATGGGGCATGTCCGAGGACATGCCCCTCTTTTTTGGTGTAAAATAGTGGATGGGAATTATCGCCACTGTGGCCGGTGACGAGACAAAACCCGATTGCTTCCCCGGGCATTCCCATCCACTACTTTGCAGGGAGGCGTACACCCGAAAGAGGAAGCATGAACGAAAAGAACCCAAAATACCTGTTGAACAAGATAATCGAATACATCACCAAGAACTCCGGTTTCGAATTGAAACGGAGCTATGTCAGCATCTCCCACCTGTCCGAATGCCCCAGGAAGATCGTCCGGGAATACCGGGACGGTTTCACGCTGGAAGAGCACACCCACCGCATGGCCTATGCCGGTTATGAGAGCGAGGACAACATGAAAGCCATGCTGCGCCTGCTCGGTTTCCTGGAAACGGAGAATGTGGAGGTGGTGGCGCCCTTCGACGAACGGCTGCGCGGTCACCTGGATGGGGTCTGGGAGGATAGCGTGATCGAGATCAAGAGCGTTTCGAGGCGGCAGTTCGATAAGATCGTTCAGAAGACCGACCGGATTCCGTGGAAACACTACGTCCAGGTGCAGATGTACATGCGCTACTCGGGACTGGGCCGGGCGCTGGTCTTCTACCGCAACCGGGAGACCTATGAGCACATGGTCATTGCGATCCCCTTCAACGGTCCCCAGGCGCTCAAGTTCGAGGACAAGGCCAAGCACATCCTGGCGGCGATCGACGATAACAGGCTGCCGGAGTGCGAATGCGGAAAGTGCGAGGAATGATGATCAAGACAGCCAACATTTTCGTGACCGGCGGCGCCGGGACCCTGGGAAAAGCCATCGCCAGGCGGCGGCAGGAGGAGGGCTGGACGGGCAGATTGACGGTCTACTCGACCGATGCCGGGAAACACAACGCCCTCAAACGCGAGTACCCGGATGTGACCTGCATCCAGGGCGACATCCGCAACGGCGAGATCATGCAGCTGGCGATGCTCGGGCATGAGATCGTCATCCATGCCGCGGCGGTCAAGTTCATCCCTGATTCGGAATATGCCTCGATCGACACAATCGATGTCAACGTCTATGGCTCGGAGGTGGTCTGCGGGGCGGCGCGCTGGGCCGGAGTCCGGCACGTCCTGGGGATCTCGACCGACAAGGCCTGCCACCCTGCCAATGCCTA